ACGGCGAGAAGGTCATCACCATTGATGACATGCTCATCTCCTCGGTGTTCGTCTCGAACTTCGAAGAGGCGATGAACCACTACGAGACCCGTAGCGAGTATGCCTTCCAGATGGGCGACAGCCTCGCCCAGGCCTACGACCAGCAGCTTATGGCTCTGGCCACCAAGGCCTGCCGCTCTGGCACGGCTGGTGCCGTCACCGGCATGGGCGCTGCGACCCGCGATGCCATCGGCGCTTCGCCGACCATCTCGACCATCGTGGACGCGATCTACGAGGGTGCGGCCTACTTCGACGGGACCAACATCCCGAAGAACGACCGCGTGGTCTTCGTGACCCCGACCGTCTACTGGGACCTCATCCAGGACGGATCGTTCCTCGACCGTGACTTCGGCAACGGCGGCCCCAACCAGAACAGCGGCGGACAGCTGCGCGTGGCGACCTTCGAGGTCGTTCCGAGCAACAACTTCGCTCTGAACTTCGGCACGGCCACGCTGGCTGGCAAGCAGGCTGGTTCGGCGACGACCGACTACACGTCGGACAACTCGACGGGCGTTGCGCTGCTCATGCAGAAGCAGGCCCTCGGCACCGTGAAGCTGATGAACCTCGCGACCGAGAAGGAATATCAGGTCTCCCGCCAGGGAACCCTGATGGTCTCCCGTATGGCAGCTGGCCATGGCGTTCTGCGCCCTGAGTGCCTGCGCCTGCTGGACGCTGCGGCTTCCTAATCAGCACTTCTCCTAAGGGGGCTCCGAAAGGGGCTCCCTTTTTTCCGTTTTACCAAAGGCTATCCCCATGGCGGTCATCATCCCGCAGACCGAGCTAGACGCGGTCAACCTCATCCTCGCCAATTCGGGCGATGTGAAGGTGAACTCCCTGTCCGGGTCTCTCCCCCTTGAGGCCTCCATTGCCAGGGACACGCTTACTGAAGTCTCCAGGGACGTCCAGTCCCGTGGCTGGTACTTCAACACCGAGGTTTACCGCCTGCAACCCGCAGGCGACGGCACCATCTCAGTTCCGACGAACACCCTTGCCGCCCAGTCGTATGGGAACAACCGGGGCACCCCGGTCACCATCCGCAATGGTGCGCTCTACAATCTCACACCCTTCGAGACCGGCCCGACGTTCGAGGCGGCGATGGAGGTCAAGCTGGTCCTCGGCCTCGACATGGTCGACCTCCCGCCCACCGCACGCCGCTACATCACCCTCAGGGCCGCCCGGGTCTTCCAGATCAGGGAGAGCGGCGACGAGCTAAGTGCTCAGGAGGACAACGCCGACGAGCAGCGTGCCCTTGCGGAACTCCACGCCGAGCAGCTGCAGGCCGAGCCCCTCACCCTCAGGAGTGCCGCGTCGGTCTACGACGTCATCTCCCTGCGTCCATATCCGGCAGCATTCTCATGGCGTTCATAAGCGGCTCCATCCCCAACCTGATCGGCGGGGTCTCGCAGCAGCCAGCGGGCATTCGTGCCCTGAACTGCTCGACCGCGCTGCTCAACACGTGGTCCGACGTCGTCACCGGCCTCTCCACCCGCCCCGCTGGGATGTACCTGGGGGCCATTGGTGGGTCCGTTCCGTCCGGTGAGTCCGTTGCCACCCACGTCATCAACAAGTCCGATGGAGACTATCTGGTCTCTGTCTACAATGGCGCGGTCAGGGTCTGTAGGATCGACGGCACGTTCGAGCAGCAGACCGTCACGGTCGAGGGGGCCGCAGGCCTCTACCTCATCGCAGGAACCACCGACTACGCCACCGACATTGGCTTCGTCACCGTTGGCGACACGACCTTCATCTACAACCGCGAAAAGGTGGTGACCACGACGGCAACCGCCGAGGGCACCGGAACCACCGGAATAGAGGATGGCGGTGTGTACCGTCGCAACCCCAACCGATACCACACGGTGTGGACGAAGCAGTCGACGGGCTATAGTGCGAACTTCACCGTCTATTGGAATGGTGTGCAGGCAGACAACTACTCATCTTTGGACACTGACAACGCCTCTCAGATCACCGAGGAACTGTTGGATGGTGTCACAACTTATGGTCTCGCCGCCTCCTATATCAGTTCAACCGTCTTTATCATCGAAGGTGCCACCGAGGGAAACATCGTAACCGTTCGCGATGACTTCGGCGACCAAGCGTTGTTTGCGTACAACGACTTTGTCCCAGAGTTCACCGACCTCCCCAACATCGACATGGAGGGGCGGCTGGTGATGATCCAGCACGGGATCGAAGAGGCCGAGGACGACTACTGGGTCTGGTACAAGAGCGGCGTGTGGGAAGAGACCTACGGGTGGAATGCCTACGAGGTCCTCGACGCCACCACCATGCCGATCATCCTCGTCCACGAGGGCGGCACCGCCTGGACCCTCAAGCGCACCGTATGGCCCGGCCGGGAAGTCGGTGACGCCGACAGCAACCCGACCCCGAGCTTCGTCGGTCGGACGATCCGGCACATGATGCTCTACAAGGGCCGCATGGTGATCCTCTCAGACGAGAACTTCGTCGCCTCCCGCATCAGCAACTTCGAGAACTTCTACCGGCAGACGTGTACCCAGCTGCTCGACGAGGACCCCATCGACATCGCCTCCGCGAACAGCCGTGGGGCACCCCTCAACTTCGCCAAGGAGTTCAACGGCGGCCTGCTGCTGTTCACCGCATTCGATCAGTTCAAGATCGAGGCCGACAGTGAGGGGCTCCTGTCACCAAACACGGTGACGATCAAGAAGGTGAACTCCTACAACAACTCGCCCGATGCTGAGCCCAGCTTCGTGGGTCCAAACGTCTGCTTTGTGGACGACTTCGGCGCACACGGCTTCGCCTCCATCAGGGAGTATCAGGTAGATCGAACCTTCGGAAACGAGATAGCTCTGCCCATCACCGACCCTATACCCGAGTACATCCCCACCGGGGTCTACAAGGTAGTGGGCTCGTCAACCTACAACAACCTCGCGGTTGTATCGTCAGGTTACCGTCCTGCCCTCTGGCTCTACAACTACTACTTCAACAGCGAGGGCAAGGTTCAGTCGGCGTGGCAGAAGTGGGCGATGGCTGGTGACATCTACAGCGTGGACTACAGCCGTGACACCCTCGTGGTAACCGTGAGCTACGGCGGGGACCTTCGCGTCCTCGGCTTCGTCTTCAACGCCGGGGCTGACGCCATCCTCGACAAGTCGAGCATCCTGCTGGACTTCGGGGTCCACGAGAGCGCCTGTACGGTAGTCCCAAACCCACCCGAGTTGGGTGGTGGTGTGCATGTGTACCTGCCATACGTGCCTGAGATGGCCGACCACGACAACGTGGTCCTTGTGGTGTCCCCGAGTGTCCCCGGCACTGCTGTAGCCGCCCAGACGTACACGCCAGACAGTATCGTGGGCGCATCGCTGTGGTTCCGCGACACCGATCTTGATGGTTCCGAGTTCGTGGTGGGTCTCAAGTATCTGTTCTCGTGGACACCCAGCCCGATCTTCATGCGCGACAGGAACCTCGTGGCCATCCAGGACGGGCGGCTGCAGCTTCGTCGCCTCTCTCTGATGTACCACAACAGCGGCCCCTTCGAGGCAACGTTCACGCCATCCGAGAGGGACCCCTACGTCTCGACGTTCTCCGGGTTCATGGTGGGCGGCGGGACCGACGAGCTTGGCGAACTGTCCCTCGACAGCGGCGAGTTCCGCATCGCTGTCAATGGGCGGGGCGAGGTCATGGACCTCACGCTCACTGCGTTGACACCCTGGAGGGTCCGCTTCTCTGTCCTTGAGTGGGAAGGTTCATGGAGACCCAAGAAGCGACGTATGTAATCAGGCCTGTGGGGGAGGGCGACCTCCCCTGCATCGCCGCAGACCTCCGTTCGGCCGACGCCAACGAACTCTACGCCACCTATGGGCACTCCCGGTATCTAGACGGCCTCACAAGGTCCGTTTCGCTGTCCGAGGAGGCCCTGGTGGGCGTAGACCCCCAAGGAAACCCCACGATGCTCTACGGCATCGCCCCATTCAGCCGCAGAACCCGGCTGGTGTGGGCGTGTGGGACCAAGGGGGCCTTCAAGTTTCCCAAGGCTATCGTCGAGAACAGCCGCACCACCCTCAAAAGGTGGTTCGCGGAGCGACCCTCCGTCGAATACCTCACGAATTTCACTCACGCCGACAACACCCGCCACCACCGGTGGCTCGAATGGTGCGGCGCGGAGCTATTTCCGGCGACCCCAATGGGTCCCATGGGCGAACCGTTTCGCCCGTTCCTCATCAGGAGAACCAAACCATGTGTGACCCCGGATTGATCCTCGGTCTAGCGTCCGGGGCCATGTCCGTAGCAGCCCAAAGCCAAGCGTCCAACCTCAACCAGAAGATGGCCGTGCAGCAGGCGAGCCTCGAACACGGGCAGCAGCAGCGAGAGTTCATCGTCGAGAAGAACGCCGCCCTCAAGGACGCCAATCAGGCCTCCCTGGAGGGTGATCGCGCTCGATCACTCGCGGTTGCCGGCAGTTCCGGCATGACCGGCAGCACCTCAGGCCTCCGTATGGCCGAGCAGGGACGCCAGACGGCCCTCTCGATCCAGAACGCCAAGGACCGCTCGCAGGCCGCTGGTGCCAACTACGCCCTGCAGGGCAACGCCACCTCCATCGCCACCGCCAACAAGGTGGCCACCATGCAGGTGAGCCCACTCGCCGCCTTCTCGACCATCGCGACGGCCGGTCTCCAGAACTACGGAGCCTTCGGTTAATGCCAGCAACGCAGCAGTCTTCCGTCCCTACCTACAAAGAGACGGCCAACATCCGAGCCCGTCAGGTTGACTGGGCACAGCACGACACCCGTGACATGCCCGGCGCGGCCCTCGCGAAGCTCCTCGGGGCAGTCCCAGACGCCGTCAACCGGCACAAGGACAACGCCGAGGCGCGTGACGTCAAGGCCAAGAAGGACCTCGCCGAGAACCAAGCGATGCTCGATGAGACCTCCCAGCCGGGGTTCATGGAGCAGAAGCAGCTGGTGGGCCTCGCCCAGATGGGGGCCGAGCGCGACCGCGTCAGGCTCGCCAAGGGCACCTCAGTCTTCGGGCTCCTCAGGGATAACGAAAGCTCCATCGACGCCTACCAGTACAACAGGGCTCGCAGAGAGGCCGACCTGATGGCTGGCCAGCTGCGGGACGCCTACGCCAAGGCGGGGCTGTTCGAGAACGACGACCCCAAGGCCTTCCAGGCTTTCGTCCAGCAGCAGCAGCAGGAAATCTTCAAGACCCTCGAAGGCGCTGACCCGTCCTACTTCACGGGCTACATTGAACGCATCGGAGGTGTCTTCGAGGAGATGGCCACGGCCCACGCCGGGAACCTCGACGGCTTCGTCGCCCACAAGAACAAGAGGGCACTTGAGAGCCGCGTGGGCTCTAGGGTGGCCGTCGACCTCGCCGTCAACAAGGAGCGTGGCGCGTTCGGGGCCTTCATGAGTGAACTCATGGGACCCGAGAGCGGCAACAACTACAACGCCTACTTCGGCAACGCCGGGAACACCCAGATCAGGTTCACCGACATGACCATCCAAGAGGTCATGGACTGGCAGCGACGTCAGGTTGGCATGGGCAAGGAAAGCGCGGCGGTCGGCAAGTACCAGTTCGTCTCAGGGACCTTCAGGGACGTAGTCCGGGAGATGGGGCTCGACCCCAACACCAAGTTCTCCCCGGCCACCCAGGACGCCATGGCCTTCCACCGGCTCATCAAGACCCGGGGCCTCATGGACTACTTCGAGGGCAAGCAGTCGCTCGACGAGACCGTGAACGCTATGGCAGACGAATGGGCCGCTCTCAAGCGTACTGATGGGCGTGGTGCCCACGACGGCGTTGGCTCCAACCGGGCCTCCCTCTCGGCCAGCCGCACCCGCGCAGCCCTGATCGCCTTCAAGGAAGCCTACCTCCGCGACCCGGCTAAGGTCGTGAAGGCGGACAAGGGCAAGATCACCCTCCCAGAAGTCACCTCAAGCATCGTGGACACCGACAGCGCCGAGAGCGAGTTCGGGGTCACCGGCTCCGAGGAGCGTGCGGTGGTGGCTGACTCGATCATCAAGGAGATGGAACGCGACCCGTCCATCGCCCAGAGGGACGACCTCGACGACGTCATGTCGGGCTACAAGCTCCCCGCCGCAGACCGCGACAGGGTGGTCGCCGCCCGTGACCGGCTCCGCAAGGAGACCGACCAGAAGGGCCAGATGGAGGCCAGCAAGAAGACCGCAGCGGTCCTCAAGTCAGCCAACGACTTCCTCATGACCGGCGACGAGGCCGCCCTGCAGACCATCCGCAGCGAGAGCCCCGACCTCTACGAGCGGCTTCTCGACTTCGAGACTACCGCGCCCGACCCCGAGACCCTCGACAACGAGGGGTTCCTCAAGGGCGTCGACTACAGCAGCCCCCGCGTGTCGGCGGACACCCTCAAGGCCTACGTCAGCGGGGAAATCGACCGCTCGACCTACAAGCGGGTCATGGGGCAGGTGGCGACCATCACAGCCGCCAAGCCCATCGTGGAGCTTCCAGCCGTCTCAGAGATGGTGACGAAGGTGAAGGGGACCATCCCCTCATCCTCCGACCAGAAGCTCTTTGACGCCCAACTGGCCATCTCCATAGAGGACCTCCTAGAGGCCTCCGGTGGCAAGCGTCCGCCCCTATCGGAAATCCAGGCGGCCATCCAACAGGTCCAGCAGACCATCCTCTCCCTCAGGGAGCAGGACGCCCAGACCCGGCTGAGCCGCCCCGAGTACCAACCTAAGAAGCAGGAACAGAATGGAGAATGAAACCTCCCCATGGGTCCAGACCGGAGAAGGCGTATGGTCGCCCTCCGCTGACCTAGCGAAGGCGTACCGCGAGAACCCCGAGCAGTACCCAAACTTCGTGGAAGACGCAGTAGTCCTCACCGGTAAGACCCGCGAGGAAGTTGAAGCCATTCTGTCGAACCCCTTGGCCCCCGGGGGCTCCTGGGGCTCCGACACGGCCCTCGGCACGATCCGCCGAGTGGCCACCATGCCTGACGTCCGCCAGGGCCTCGCCGAGGCCGGTGGCTGGGCCGCCAAGAAGCTGGGCTTCGAGGACGTCGGCCAGTCCCTCCAGGACACTGCGGCGTCCATCGACCCGCAGTTCGAGACCGAGGGAAACCTTGGTGAGACCCTCGCTGAGGTGGCCGGGCAGGCCGCCCCTGCGGTGGCCGCTGGTGCCGCCGCCGGTGGCATCGGTGCTGCCGGTCTGGTGGCCGGTGCCGCCACGGCGACGATGACGTTCTCGGACGAGGACAACATCGCCAACATGGCCAACGACTATGTCGACGGCGCGGTCCCCGACTTCCTCGTGATTGACGAGGATGACGACCAAGCCACCCGCACGGCCAAGCACCTCGCCTCCAACCTGATCATCGACTTCGCGACCGCTGGCATCGTCCACGGGATCGCCAAGGTCTACCGGGTGATGAAGGAGGTCCCCAGCGGCCTCGCCCAGCTGCCCGAGGAGGCCTCCCAAGGCACCCCAGGGCTCGCCGAGGAACTGCAGAAGATCGCAGACGAGCACGGCATCCCCACCCGCGCCGACGAGGGTTCCGCTTCGACCGCCACAAGGGCAGTCGAGGACGCCTCACGGCTGGCCGCCGACGACCTCCCAACCGCCTCCGACGACCTCGTGGTCCGCAAGGGGGCCGCTAGGGACAAGGTGGCCGAAGACGTCACCGCTCGCGAGCTAGGCATCACGACTGCCGGCAAACCCGCCCCCGCTCCTATACCTCAGGACGTCGTGGCGACGTGGAACAAGGAAGTGCTTGGCCCCGTCCAGCGCCTACTTAACCGCTCCAAGGAGGTCAACGTCGACCGCCGCGCCACCCTCAAGAACTTCGAGGAGGGCGAGGGCTACGCCGCGTTCCAGCGGCTGGCCGACGAGGGCCTCAGGGCCGCCCACGACAGCAACCTCGACGAGTTGGTCCGCATCAACAAGCAGATCGACGGGCTCAAGAACGTCAACGTCGGCATCGTCTTCCGCAACTCCTTCCTCAAGGCGGCGCGTGAGATGGTTGACGACCGCTTCGACGAAATCATCCAGCTGATCCGGCAGGACCCGAAGCTCAAGACCAAGGCCGCCATGAAGCAGGTGGCCAACGACTACCAGAGGGTCGACGTGGCCCTTCAGGAGATGTACCGCGAAGCCGGTTCGTCCCCCGCCTACGCCTTCCTGACCCGCAAGGGCATCAAGTTCGACGACGCGATCCTCCAGCCCCTCAAAGAGGCCGAGGAGAAGATCGTCAAGGAGATGAAGGACAACGGCCTCTCGATCTTCGCCACCAAAGCGGAGTTCAAGGCTCAGCGCCTACTGTCGCTCGACGAGATGGGCTACGACACGCTCACCGTGATCGACGAACTGGACAGGATGTTCACCGAGTTCGACGCGGCCCGTATGGGCACCCTAGACAACTTCTCGAAGAACGCGATGACCCGCATGACCAAGGCCGAGCGCGACCAAGCGCAGGGGACCTTCCTGCGGTGGCTGAACGACATGCACTCCAGCGCCCTGCTGGGGCAG